CCTGATGTAAACAGGAGAGAAACGTGGGAAGAGTTAGTAACAAGAAACATGAACATGCACATCAAAAAGTTCCCACAATTAGCAGGTGAGATTGTGGAAGTTTACAAGTATGTTTATGATAAAAAAGTTTTACCATCAATGCGCTCAATGCAGTTTGGTGGTAAACCAATTGAAATTTCACCAAACAGAATCTACAACTGTGCTTATTTACCAATCGACCACTTGGACGCATTTGCTGAAAGTATGTTCCTATTGTTAGGTGGAACAGGTGTTGGTTATTCAGTACAGAAACATCACGTAGAAAAACTACCTGAAATTAGAAAACCAAACCCGAATAGAACAAGAAGATTCTTGGTTGGTGATTCTATTGAAGGATGGGCAGATGCAATCAAAGTATTAATGAAGTCTTACTTTGGTGAACATTTGTCAACACCTGAATTTGATTTTTCAGATATTAGACCAAAAGGGGCTCAACTTGTAACATCAGGTGGTAAAGCACCTGGTCCTCAACCTTTGAAAGATTGTCTTCACAAATTGAAAGGTATGTTGGACGCTAAAGAAGATGGTGAAAAGATGACACCAATTGAAGTTCACGACATGGTATGTCACATTGCAGACGCAGTTCTTGCAGGTGGTATTCGTAGAGCGGCATTGATTTCATTGTTCTCAGCTGATGACCATGAAATGATTTCATGTAAGTCAGGTTCTTGGTGGGAAACCAACCCACAAAGAGGTAGAGCTAACAATTCTGCGACTTTGGTTAGACACAAAATCACAAAAGAATTTTTCTTAGATTTGTGGAAACGTGTTGAAGCATCAGGAGCAGGTGAACCTGGTATCTACTTTACAAACGACAAAGATTGGGGAACCAATCCATGTTGTGAAATCGCTTTGAGACCAAATCAATTCTGTAACTTGTGTGAGGTAAATGTTTCTGACATTGAATCACAAGAAGATTTAAACAACCGTGTTAAAGCAGCTGCGTTCATTGGAACACTTCAAGCTGGATACACTGATTTCCATTACTTAAGAGACATATGGAAACGTACAACTGAAAAAGATGCATTGATTGGTGTATCAATGACGGGTATCGGTTCAGGTGTTGTATTGGGTTACAACATGAAAGAAGCTGCTAAATTGGTTAAAGAAGAAAACGTAAGAGTTGCAGGATTAATTGGTATAAATAAGTCGGCCCGTACAACTACTGTGAAACCCGCTGGTACAACATCCCTGACATTGGGAACATCTTCAGGTATCCATGCATGGCACAACGATTATTACATCCGTAGAGTCCGTGTAGGTAAGAATGAAGCAATCTACCAATACTTGGCAATGTATCACCCTGAGTTGGTTGAAGATGAATTCTTCCGTCCGCATGATACAGCGGTTATTTCAGTTCCACAAAAAGCACCTGAGGGGGCTATTTTGAGAACCGAATCACCCTTCCAATTGTTAGACCGTGTTAAAAAAATCACACAAGAGTGGGTTAGACCAGGTCACAGAACAGGTTCAAATAGTCACAACGTATCGGCAACAATCAGTTTGAAACCTGAAGACTGGGAATTGGCAGGTGAGTGGATGTGGGAAAACCGAGACTTTTACAATGGTCTATCAGTATTACCTTATGATGGTGGAAGTTACATTCAAGCACCGTTTGAAGATTGTACTGAAGAAGAATACGAAAGATTATTCTCTAAATTACAGTCAATTGACTTATCCAAAGTTGTTGAATTACAAGACAACACAGATTTGAGTGGTGAGTTGGCATGTGCTGGTGGAGCGTGTGAAATTAAGTAATCAAAATAAAACAATTAATAATTCGGAAGGGGGAAGTCAAAAACTTCTCCCTTCTGATTTTTATATTGAAAACGGAATTTATGTTTTCACAAAAGAGTTTCATTTAAAGAGAGGTAGTTGTTGTGGTAATGGTTGTAGACATTGTCCTTTTTTTCCTGCTCACAAAAAAGGGAATACAACTATATTTATAAACAATGGCTAATGGTGTAACTTATGGTATTAATTTTCCTTTTAATGATTCATTAAAGGGGGATTATCTTTCTTTGTCTCAAAATCCTGACCAAGAAATAAGAAGTAATTTAATTCATTTAATTTTAACTAGAAAAGGTAGTAGATATTATTTACCTGATTTTGGTACTAAAATTTATGAATTTATTTTTGAACCATTAGATGGTGTAACATTTGAATCAATTAAAGATGATATTAGAGATAATGTAAGTAAGTACATTCCTAATTTAATTATTAATGATATTATAATTTTACCATTTGATGAATATGAGTCAGTTGGTACTTTAAACTCTGAGAACTTAGGAAATGGTGTTTATAGGGTTGGTGGTAGAAATACTTCAGAATACACAGCTAAGATGAGAATTGATTACACAATCAGTGATAACGCTTTCCAATCAAAAGATTTCATAATTATAAATATTTAACATAAATGGCTGAAAAAAGAATATCCTATACCGTCCGAGATTTTGCCGCTATAAGACAAGAACTTATTGATTATACTAGACAGTATTATCCCGACCTAATTGACAACTTCAATGACGCATCAATTTTTTCTGTTTTAATGGATTTAAACGCTGCCGTAACAGACAACTTACATTATCATATTGATAGAAGCATACAGGAAACTGTCCTTGAATTTGCACAACAAAGAAGTTCAATATATAACATAGCAAGAACTTACGGTTTGAAAATACCGGGAAACAGACCATCAATCGCGGTTTGTGATATAACAATTAATGTACCCGCTTTAGGTGACAGACCTAACCCTGATTACATGGGTGTTTTAAAAGCTGGGTCACAATTTGTTGGTGCGGGACAAACATTTGAAAATCCAAATGACATTAATTTTGCGTCAGCATTTAGTTCCTCAGGAGAAAAAAATCAAAAAGTAATACCAATTTTGGATGCGTCAAACAACATACAAAGTTATAATATTATAAAAAGAGAGGTTGTGGTAAACGGTATCACAAAGGTATTTAAAAAAGTTATAACACAAGCAGATGCGACACCATTTTTAAGTTTATTTTTACCTGAAAGAAACGTGGTTAATGTATTGTCAATAATACAAAAAGACGGAATTGAATATAATAATATACCATCGTATCAAGAATTCTTAAGTTCAGTTGGTAAATGGTATGAAGTACAAGCATTAGCCGAAGATACAATTTTTGTTCCTGACCCATCGAAACCAAGTGATACCTCTAATATAAAAGTTGGAAAATACATCAAAAGTGGTAATAGATTTATAACTGAGTTTACGCCTGAAAACTTTATGAAGTTGACTTTCGGTGGTGGTAATACAACAGCTGATGACCAATTAGCTAGCTTTGCACGAACAGGTGTGACTTTGAGAGTAAACGATTATCAAAACAATTTGAGTTTAGGATTCATTCCAACACCGAATACAACTTTGTTTATACAATATAGAGTTGGTGGTGGTCTTGAAAGTAATGTTGGTGTTAATATTATTAATACTGTTGGTAATGTAAATTTTGATGTAAATGGACCATCGATTGAAATTGCAAACGCTGTTAGAAATTCAATCCAATGTACAAACGTTACTGCGGCTATTGGTGGGGCAAATCCACCATCTGTAGAGGAAGTTAGAAATTATGTTACATTTAACTTTGCATCACAAAACAGAGCGGTCACTCTTGGTGACTACTACTCGTTAATACAAAAGATGCCGGGTCAATTTGGTGTTCCAGCTAAGGTTGGTATTTTGGAAAATAACAACAAGATTAATGTAATTGTGTTAAGCCAAGATGATAATGGTAAAATGACTCAAAATGTTCCAAAAGTTTTGAAAGATAACATAGCATCTTTCTTGTCTAACTATAGAATGTTAAATGATTATGTAAGTGTTGATACTGGCAAAGTTATTGATTTAGCATTTGAAATTTATATTACAATTGCAAAAAACACAAATCAAAATTCAATCATATCAGATGTTGTAACAAAAGTTAGTGATTATATGTTACCACAAAACAGAGAATTTGGTGAAGATGTTTTAATTTCTGAAATTAAAAGTTTGGTCCAAGATACTGAAGGTGTTATTAACATATCAGATGTTAAGGTCTTCAACAGAGTCGGAGGAAAATATTCAACATCTCAGACCGCACAAAAATATCAAGATTCCACAACAAAACAAATTAGATTGATTGATGATGTTATAAATGCACAACCAACAGAATTCTATCAAATTAGATACGATAATTTAGATATTGGTATTCGTGTTAAGCAGTAATCTTCACAAGAAAATTACTTCGACTATTTTTGTAAAATAATACTTTAACTATTTATGAGAAAGAACAATTATGCCTAAAAGTTATAGGATACGAACATCAGTAGGAAATAGTACACAATCTGACAAAAGTATCAAAGTACAAGTTGACCAAGATTTCGATTTCTTGGAAATTCTTTCTTTGAAACTTACTCAGTCTGATGTGTATAGAAGTTTTTGTTCTGATTACGGAGTTGTGGTTGGTCGTGTGATTGCCAATGGTGGGTATGGTGTTCCAAACGCCAAAGTATCTGTTTTTGTACCAATTGATTTAGTTGACCAAAATGACCCCGTAATATCGGCATTGTACCCATATAAAAATGTTTCGGACAAAAATGAAGATGGGTTCAGATATAATTTACTACCCTATACACCTTCATATGAAGGACACGCTGCCACAGGAACTTTTCCAACAAGAGAGGATGTTTTAACAAGAACAGAAGTATTACAAATATATGAAAAATATTATAAGTACACAGTTAAAACTAACGAGTCGGGGGATTACATGATTGTTGGAGTTCCATTAGGAAACCAACAAGTTATTTTAGATGTTGATTTGTCTGATATGGGTTGTTTCTCATTAAGACCAACCGATTTAATTAGAATGAATCTTGGTAACCCGAAACAGTTTGACGGTAACCAATTTAAAAGTTCATCTGATTTAGCATCATTACCACAAATTGTCAATCAAAGAAAAAGTATTTCAGTTTCTTCTTTTTGGGGAACAGGAGATGTTTGTGATGTTGGCATAACAAGGGTAGATTTTGATTTAAGAGATTCAAACATAACAATTGAACCGACGGCAACATTCATGGGGTCAATCATGACATCAAATGATTCTGTTATGTTAAAAAATAATTGTAAACCAAGTTCAGAACAAGGTGACTTATGTGGAATGGTTGCGGGACCTGGTAGAATTTTAGCGGTAAGACAAACAATAAATGTGGATACAGATGGTGACCCAATATTAGAACAGTATCAGTTAGAACAGGGTGGAAAGGTCATTGACGAAAATGGTGCTTTTGTTGTTGATGTACCAATGAATTTAGATTATGTGTCAACCAATGAATTCGGCGAATTGATATTTTCAAATAATCCAAGTGTTGGTATTCCAACAAAAGGTAAATACAGATTCAAAATTAAAACCGATGATGGTGAAAAAGAAGTCAGTGCTGTACAGACATCTAATAGTATCATTGGACCTAGTTTATTAAATCTTTCTGCTTTTAACCCAAAAGGTAGTTTATTAAGAGGAAACTTTTTGGTTCCAAATATTAAAGAATATGGATGGACTGGTAACGTTGACCCAGCAACTAGAAGTAGTGAAACTACAATTTTTTCACCAATATTTGGTGATAATACAAAATTAATAGAAACAAGAACTTTTACATATTCAGACTTTGGTACAGGTGGTAAAGCATTATTAATTAAATCAATTACAGGTGAATATAAAAGTATTACCTATAAAATTAATAATGTTGTTGATAATTCTAAATGGGTTGACTTACCAAACGGAAATGAAACACTTGAAATTACTGTTGAGAAAAAAACAACCACTGAAGTTGTAAATGGTGTTGTAATTGAAACTCCACAAACAATCACAATTAATTTTGATAATTACGATTATAACTTTTCATTATTCCAAAGGTCTTACGCCTTTTCTTTAAATTGGGACGATTATCCTAATAAAACTTCCGCAATTAGCTGTCAAGATTTTTTCTATGAATTTAATTATAATAAAGTTTATACAACAGCACAATTAATTGATGAATATAGAAAGGGAACTAATAGAAGTAGATTCTTATCCATCAAAGAAATATTAGACCGAAGTTGTGATTCTGAGGTAAACAAATTTCCAATTAATGATGGGGTAAGAAATTTTGACCTTTTATATTTTATAATTTCAATTTTGTTCCAAATATTTGGAATTGTCGGTGGTTTATTTATAATTGTTTATCATATTGTTAAATATTTATGGAATAAATTACTACCTTTACTTTTTACATTACTACTTACCTACGCCGTAAGTAATATATATTGGTTGAGTGTTGACCTTGCAAATGCCTTTATTAAATCAACTTTAACTTTTGGGGCGACATTATTAGACGTAGCGCCAACTATAGGTAAAATAGTGCTTAATGGTGCTTTTATTGTTGGAATTACTCTTTTATTAATTAAAAAATTTAAATTTCCATCATTTAATTTACCAATGATGACCTATCCTGATTGCTCAACATGTGATTGTAATACAACAGGTGACAATAATTTTGCAATTGATACATTAGTAAATGGTGACATTAATTCCTCACCATTGGCGGATGTAACTTTATCGGGTGTCTACGTATCTTTTCCAGAAATTGATGATGATGATGAAATATTAAGAATTAAGAAAAATGCTGGATTTGGTCAGGTAATGGCAGGTAATTCCGTTGTTGAAACTAAAAACTTTGCACGTACACCGTTTTATACTAATACATTAAATGAATATTTTTGGAGTAAAAACGAATTACCAATTCCTGAAAGAATTAACTTATATAATACAAAAGGACATTATTTTGAAACTTTACCTGGTGGAGGTTCCAACAGAATTAAAGTTTATCCAAATTACCTGGATAATGGTGGTCAAATTTCTTTCACAAACGCTGAGTTTTATGAAGACCAACCAATGGTTTTTTTGGTAGACGCAAACGCCATAACAACGTTTCAAACAGGAAATTTAATAACCTTTGTTAATTTATCTCAAACTTACGATGTTAATATTTTAAGTGCGTCAACTGTAGAAAATGGGTTAAATAATTACTCTGTAACTGGAACAACAATATCCTCAGGTACAACTTCTTTAAATATTAGTTACGCAAATCCGAACGGTAGTGGTACAATTACAAAACCATTTAATATCTATCAAACATTATAT